TTCTACGCTACTAAGACTTCACAAAACTTTAACGAACTCTTACAATCCTAATAACCTAAGTATTTTATAACATATGGCACAATCAATACAAGACTTCTATAGAGTAGCACAAGAAAGAGGATTCGCGCGGGATTTCATGATGAGAGTCATCTCTATTGGTGATACTGCATTCAACGAAGACGACTTTGTATATATTACTACAAAGAAACTTCCAGATAGAGCAATCGCAAATCAACAAGCAATCTATCACGGTTTAAAGTTTAACATGCCTGGAACCGTTGACTACAAGGGTTCCGAAGCATGGACTGTTAAGTTCCGTAACGATAAAGAAGGTATTATCCGTAGAAAACTTGAAAATTGGCAAATTAATACCATTTTCAATGATGAAACCACTACTGGTGATCTTTCTCTTCGTGGTAGAGATAAAGTTATTCAGCTTAACTTGATAGACGAAAGCCAAAACGTACTTAACACATACAAGCTTTTCGGGGTTTATCTCGTAAGTTTAGGCACTGTAGATTATGATGCTGCTGGCGACGGTAAGCCAACAGAATTTGAAGCTACACTAGCTTATAGCTTCTGGAGACACGAATAATACATTAAACAAGCCTCGCGAAAGCGGGGCTTTTTTATTGCTCGGACATTAAATATTAATAATGCCCGGTATACAGGAATTCTACCAAACAGCTACTAATAAGGGTTTTGCTCGTAAAAACCTTTTTAGAATTACCCGTATAAATGACGGTAATAAAGATATATACATACCTGACTCTTCTGGTAACTTATATCTTTACGCAAAAACCGGCACTATACCTAGCCGTGTTATAAAAAGTACTACTTTAGATTATAAAGCATTTAAGCTTAATATACCTACGGTAGCTGAGTACCCGGAAAGTCAAAACTGGTCAGTAGAGTTTTTTAGTGACGACGAATACACATTAAGAAATTTATTTGAAACCTGGTCTAATCAATCATTTGATGAGCATACTACCACTACCAGTGCTAAATGGTGGAATAGTAGTATAGAAATGGTAGTTTTAAAAAATAATACTACTAAAGGTGGTACTTTAAGTAATGAAAGATTTGCTAAAAAATATACTCTCAGAGGAGCTTATCCCGCTAGTATAGGCAATATCGGTTACGATGTGTCTGACAGTGGCACAATTGTAACTTTAAATCTTAATCTAGGGTTTCAATACGTAATTTCAGAATCCTTACCATAAGTATTACTATGGCAGTTAACAATCAAGGTATACAAGATTTTTATTACCAAGCACAAACAAGAGGGTTTGCGCGCGACTTTCAATTTAGAATTACTCAATTTAAAGTTAATGACGGCATAATTTTAAGCCCGGCTGATTTAGTATTTTTAAAAACTGCTAATGTGCCAAGCAAAACTATTACCACCGTACAGGCTCCTTTTATGGGGCTAGATTTTCAAATACCTGGTACGGTAAAGTTTGATGGTAATGCAAACTGGCCAGTAAAATTTTATTGCTCGCAAGATTATAATATAAGAAACACTCTCGAGTCTGCGATGTATGATACTTTTGATCATCAAACTTCTACAGGTAGAGCAATGACCCCTCGAGATTTAAGAGGTAATATTATTGAAATGGCTTTAGTAGATGACCAATTAAACCCAATTAGAACCTATACTCTGTATGGAGCATTTGTTACTAAAATTGAAGATATCGGTTACGATTTAACTAAAAACGGCGGTATTCAAGAAGTAGGTGCTTCTATTGCTTATCAATATTGGGAAAGCACACCTACAACAGGTATTGCGGTCGGTATTGATATACGCGGTATCGGTGGGGTAGGAGGCGTTATTGGTGGAGCTGTAAGCAGTATTGCAAATAGCGTAGTACGTAACGTTACTAATAAAACTGTATCTAAGATTCTTAAAGGTCTCGGGGGAGGTTAATAAATGGCAACGCTGATAGGTCCTAACTCAGTTACGGACATTCCTAATCGTGGTAACGGTTCGGATATTGCTTCGTTTATTGATTTTTTAGGCAACCCCGATACACAAATACCTTTAGATTCTAATTTCTTATTAGTTTTTGAATCTAATACTATATTACCGCCAGCTCTGCTTAATCCTTTTCCAGTAGGACTTGAAAACGGTTATTGGAAAGTAGATAACGTTAAGAGAGTGTTAACTAACATAATAACTAAAAAAAACAATAATGCGCCTTTGCAAGGCCAGGCAAGTATGTTTGTACATGCTTTTGATGTTCCTGGAGAACAAATAGCGGCTGCCCGGCCAGGTACATTAGCTAGTAGTAGTAGCTTTCGTTCCGGGGTAGTAACAGGCGAACGCACTCAATACGGCCCAACTATAGATTTAGGCATTTTAGAAACTAATAAATCTTTTACAGAATTTGTTATAAGACCGTGGATAGCGTTAGTTGCCCATTACGGTCTATTCACCCGTTTAGAAAATTCCCCTCAAAACGTTAAAACGAATATAACAGGTATATTATTTGACAGGAACAATAAAAACCAAGTACGTAAAGTTTATAGATTCAGCGGCGTGGCGCCAGTTTCGATATCAGGTAGCAACTACGCTTACGGTAAAAACGATAGCAGAATAGATAAGGTCTCGTTTGTATATAATAATTTCGGCATTGCAAGTTCTTATAGTGGGCTTCTATAGCAAATTAACTTTAAGTTTATAATTAAACTTAATGGCGTTTAAATATGGTATAAAATTACCAGGTAAGAATAAGAAAATTTGGATAAAAGAAATTACATCCAAATTATATAGAGATTTAGTTAAATCCCTTTATAACAACGATACAACCGAGTTTTTACAACATCTATCTTATATAATTGAATACGTTTATCCCGGGATAATACAGGAGGATCTTAACGTTGTTGATAAGGTCTTAATCTTACTTCACACCCGAGGTATTTGTATTAATCCCGATCTTAAGCTTAAAGCGAAATGCCCTAAAACCACTAAAGAGTTTGAATGCACTGTACGTATTGAGGATTTAATAAGTAGGCTTGAAAATATAGATTATACCCGGGTAATAACATACGAAAACATACAAATAACTCATACTGTAGTTAAAGTAAAAGACGAGTTACAGTTCATTGATATTACAGAGGAGAAGTTTTTTTCAGCCCAATTAGCAAGCTCTATAGACAATATTAAGGTAGATAAAGATGTTTTATTTTTTAAAGAACTTACTTTTGAAGAACGTTTAGATGTAATAGAAAGACTACCACTAGTACTTGCCGCTAAAATTTATGAGTCGATTGATGCCGTTGAAAGTAACCTTTCTCAAATAAAATTATTAACAGTTAAATCTCCTTTTACTGGAGAATATATAGTTGACTTACCAGTATCAACTAATGTAAAAATATTACTCGAGTTTTGTAAGCTTATTTTTAACGATGATTTAGGTAATTTATACCGAATTACTTTTAATTTGGTTAATAAGGGTAATTTTACTCCTGAATATGTTGAACAAATTACCCCAGCCGAACAGCTTTTATATTGGAATTATCTAGTGCAACAATCTCAAAAAGAACAGGAAGCGTATGATTCAGCTCAAAAAGGCAATAATTCCTCGACGCCAAACTATGGAGGTCAGCCTCTCGGTAAAGAACTACCAAGCGAATTCACTGGATAATTAAATTCATTTTATAAGTTATATTATAATGACAAACAACTACAACACCATTCTCAATGTATTAGATACTATTAATAAAGAAGTTAATGTATCGGTTTACGTACCAAGTTTAAAAAGAGAAGTAAAGTTTAAAAACACTAATACTGGCCAGCAAAAAACCCTTTTAAAGGCAGCTGTTGATAATCCAGTATTTCAAACACGATTCACTATCGCGCTTTATAATTTAATTGCAGAAAATTGTACCGAGCCAGATATAGTAAAACATTTAACAACGATTGACAGTGCAGCAATTGCAATACAACTACGAATTGCTACTACCGGGGCACAGCATATTATTACACAAAACGGAAAAAAATACACTGTAGATCTTGCACCTGTTGTAGAAAAGTTTAAAACTTTTGAGCCACTAGCGCCCGGAGTAATTAATGAACCACCGTTTACTGTTAATGTTGAAATGCCTCTACTTGTAGAGCAGTACAATCTGGAAAAGCAATTAAGAGAAAAAACTCTTAATGATCAGCAAATTATTAGCGCGCAACTCACTGATACTATTGG